AGAAATGAAAACAAGAATAATCATGACCTATTGATTCTTCCTGTTGAAGTAAATGATTATTATAGACAATGGGTAGAAAATGCATTCCAGTGGATGAGAGATGTTCGTAAGGCGTGGGTAGACAAAACCTTACCAACAAAAAACTACAGAGCTAATTCAAAGATCTGTAAGACTTGTCCAATTTCAAAGGTATGTGCTGATGCAGGGGTTGGGTCTGTGAAGATTAAATCTCTGGAGGCACTAGTTGAAACAATGTAGTTGGTGCAGCAATCGCTTTAGTCCAAACGTACCATATCAAATATACTGCTCTTCTGTTTGTCGTGAAAGCGCAACAAAAGAAAAGATTGTTGAAAGACATAAAGAAAATAAAAGAAAAAAGAATAGCCAAAAGAATAGACTTTGTGCTGCAAACTGTGGGACAAAGCTTTCAATCTACAATGATCATATTTTGTGCAACTCATGTCATGTAGATAAAAAACAGGTTAATAAAAAGATAAGAGAGCTGAAAGGATTTATGCATGACTATCAAAACGATAATAGCTAGCAATAAGCCAAATACTATCTGCTCTATTGATGCTAGTACAAATAGTCTAGCTTTTGCTATTTTTTCTGGAAACTCTTTAGACAAGTTTGGAAAGATTAATTTTCAGGGTATGAATACATATTCAAAAGTTAAAGATGCTGCACGTAAAACATTAGCATTGTTTAAGCAATTTGACATTGATGCAATTGTAATTGAGCATACGGTATTTATTAATAGTCCAAAGACTGCTGCAGATCTTGCATTGGTACAGGGAGCGCTTCTGGGGGCTGCAGGCATAGCAGGAATCAAAGTTGCTGGAGCAGTTAATCCAATTAGCTGGCAAAGCTTTATTGGTAATGGAAAGACTACGAAAGACGCCAAGCTTTTGGTTCGTAATGAATTCCCTGGAAAATCTGACTCTTGGTATAAAAACTTTGATCGTGAATCTAGAAAACAAAAAACTATTAACTTTATTAATATTAACTATGATATAGTTGTTAGTGATAATGACGTAGCTGATGCAATTGGCATTGGTCACTGGGCTATTCATAACTGGGGAAAGTTGACAAAATAAATAATGAGTGTTAAACTATATACTAGCGATGTCTGGCTTCGCAAAAGATATGTTGTAGATAAAAAAACACCAGAGCAGATTGCAAAAGAATGTGGTGCTAGCGTTGAAACTATTTACGTTTACCTAGCAAAGTTTGGACTAAGGAAGAGTAAAAGATGAGTGTAAAAACAGAAGAAGATATCAAAAGAGTATGTCAAGAGGTCACAGATTTATTAATTTTTAAAAATAGATCTTATGGAGATTCAGCATTACATCCTTCAAGAATATTTTCAAAAACAGACAATGTAGAACAACTTTTAGTTCGCATTGATGACAAGCTTTCACGCATACAGAATGGTCACGATTGGCCAGGGGACAACGAGATTGACGACCTACTAGGATACCTTATCCTACTTAAGATTGCAAAAGAAAGATCTGTGTAGTGGTAAGGCCTAGGAGAGAAGCATTAGTATCTCCAACAGACTTTAGTACAGAGCCAAGCTTTGAGCTTAATGGTTTTACCATTAGTGCAGGAGATATTGTAAAAGTTAATGGTGAGTATGGATCTAGATTTAAAGTATGTGGACTAACCACAAATAATAAGACTGGCTCTCAATGGGTTGATTGCTTTGAGATTGTACGTGGTCAAATTGGCTCACTTAGAAGCTTTAAATCTGATAGAATTAAACGTACGCCAAAAAAGAGAGCAAAGAAATAATGTCAGTAGAAGAAAACTTAGTTAAACATCTAGATGAAGTTAACAAGGTTGTTGAAGAATACCTAAAGGGCAATGACCCTACAAAGATCTCTAAAGAGCTTGACCTGCCACGTACAAAGGTTGTAGCTCTAATTGAAGAGTGGCGACAGATGGCAGCTGATAATGCTGCTATCCGTGCACGTGCCAAAGAAGCGTTAGTTGGGGCAGACACTCATTACAATAAACTAATTGCCAAAGCCTATGAAGTAATAGATGATGCTACCACAACAGCAAACCTGGGTGCCAAGAATGGTGCAATTAAGCTTGTAATGGATATTGAAAAAACAAGAATTGATATGTTGCAAAAAGCTGGACTATTAGAAAACCAAGAACTTGCAGAAGAAATGATTGATATTGAAGAAAAACAACAGATCCTAGTTGGCATTCTTAGAGACGTGGCTTCTGAGCATCCAGAAATACGTGACAAAATTATGTCAAAACTATCTCTGGTAGCAAGAAAAGGTGAGGTAATTACCGTTGTCCACAACAATGTTTAATGATTTTTTTGAAGCTTTAAAGAATGAAAACTTTGCTGAGATTCCAGTAGACGCAAAAACATTTGTTGAGGGTGAAGCTTACCTAGGACAACCACCACTATCTCAAGTTCAGTATGATATTGTTGAAGCAATGAGCCAGATATATAAAAAAGAAGATCTAATTGATTTGATGGGAGCAATAGAGGGTGAAAAATATTACAAGAAGTATACAAAGAATGAAATTATTTTACAGCTTGGTAAAGGATCTGGTAAAGACTTTACCTCTACTGTTGCCTGTTCTTACATCGTATATAAACTCCTTTGTCTTAAGGACCCAGCGAGATACTTTGGAAAGCCAGGAGGCGATGCGATTGATATCATTAACGTGGCGATTAACGCTCAGCAAGCTAAGAACGTTTTTTTCAAAGGATTTAAATCAAAGATAGAAAGATCTCCTTGGTTTGCTGGAAAGTTTTATGCAAAGGCAGACAGCATTGAATTTGACCACTCAATCACAGTCTACTCAGGACATTCTGAACGAGAGTCTCACGAAGGACTTAACCTAATTCTGGCGGTACTTGATGAGATATCAGGATTTGCACAAGAGATTGGTACTGGTAATGACCAAGGTAAGACAGCAGATAATATTTATAAAGCTTTTCGTGCATCTGTTGACTCAAGATTTCCAGACCTAGGAAAAGTTGCACTACTATCTTTTCCACGTTTCCCAGGAGACTTTATATCACAAAGATACGATGCTGTAATTGCAGACAAAGATGTAGTAACAAAGACTCATAAATTTATTATGAATCCAGACTTGCCAGAAGAAGCTGAGGGTAATTCATTTGAAATTAATTGGGAAGAGGATACAATCCTTAACTATAAGTTTCCAGGAATGTTTGCCTTAAAACGTCCTACCTGGGTTGTAAATCCTACTCGTAAAATTGATGACTTTAAGCTAGCATTTTATACTGATCTTGGAGATGCTATGCAAAGATTTGCTTGTGTCCCAAGCTTCTCCTCTGACGCATTTTTTAAACAACGTGAAAAAGTTCAGGGTGCAATGACAATTCGTAATCCAATAGATCAGTTTAGAAGATTTGATGAAACCTTTAAGCCAGATCCAAACAAAAAGTATTACGTTCACGCTGACCTTGCACAAAAACATGACAAGTGTGCAGTGGCAATTGCTCACGTAGAAAAGTGGGTATCTGTTCAAGTAATGAAAGACTATGAGCAAGTAGTCCCAGTAGTAATTGTAGATGCTGTAGCTTGGTGGGAGCCAAAGAAGGAAGGCCCTGTAAACCTTTCAGAGGTTAAGCAGTGGATTCAAAACCTTAGAAGACAGGGGTTTGATCTTGGAATGGTTAGCTTTGACCGTTGGCAATCTTTTGATATTCAGAATGAGCTAAAGTCTGTGGGCATTAGAACTGAAACAGTATCAGTAGCAAAGAAGCATTATGAAGATATGGCTATGCTTATCTATGAAGATCGTTTAGCTATGCCAATGATTGATTTGTTATTTGAAGAACTTACAGAACTTAAAATTATGAAGAATAACAGAGTTGATCACCCTAGAAAAAGTTCTAAGGACTTAGCGGATGCTGTTTGTGGTGCAATCTTTGGAGCTATTTCACACACACCAAGAGATTTGAATCTTGAGGTAGAGGTTCACACATGGTCTGATGCTACAAAGATAGCAAACAGAGAACAGCAAGATTTGTTAGAGGCTAACAGAAAAAAAGAAATGCCAGAAGACGTGCGTGACTTTTTAGATAGCTTTAACTTAATATAAACAGATTTGTTTTTTATAAAACTCTAAACCAAAGCTTTAAGCAGTGTTTTGCTTTTTTTAAAACACTATGCTATAATATACATCTAACTCAATCAAGAAAGGCACCATCCTTATGTCAGATTTTTTCTCCTTCAGACTTCCAGTAGATTTTGTTGAAAAATACACTACTGTAGAGGCACCATTTGGTTTTAAAGACGCAGGAGAAAACTCCATTGGAGAAATTACTTTTGCAAGAACCTATTCTCGCATCAAAGAAGACGGAACTAAAGAACGCTGGTATGAGGTTTGTCGGAGAGTTATTGAGGGTATGTATTCTGTCCAGAAGAATCATGCAAAAGATAACCGCCTACCATGGAATGACTACAAGGCCCAGAAGTCTGCACAAGAAGCTTTTGATCGTATGTTTAACCTAAAGTGGACACCACCAGGACGTGGCATGTGGACATTTGGAACACCACTAACAATGGAAAAGCGTAACTCTGCAGCACTACAGAACTGTGCCGTTGTATCTACAAAAGACTTAGACAAGAATGATCCAGGAGCTTTGTTTGCTTGGGTAATGGATGCTCTTATGCTTGGTATTGGTGTTGGCTTTGATACCCTTGGACAAGACAAGGCCTTTCCAATCCACGCACCAACGGAGCCAAAGGTAGTCTACGAGATTCCAGACACTCGTGAAGGTTGGGTAGAAGCTACAAGATTACTTCTTAACTCATTCTTGAGACCAAACCAAAATATTCAAGAGCTAGACTACTCGCTCATTAGACCATTAGGTGCACCAATCAAAGGCTTTGGAGGAACTGCTTCAGGACCTGGACCACTAATTGCTTTGCATGAACAGATTAGTAAAGTTATTGGTGGAAGAGCTGGAGAAACTTTAGACTCTCGTGCGATTGTAGATATCATTAATCTAATTGGAACCTGTGTTGTATCAGGAAACGTGCGTCGTTCTGCTACTCTAGCTTTGGGTGTGGAGGGCGATGATGATTTCTTAAACCTAAAGAATGCAGAAGCTTTTCCAGAGCGCAACAGTTATGATCCAAAAAATCCAGGGTGGGCATGGATGAGCAATAACTCTATCTCTGCTACTGTTGGTATGGATTACTCAAAGTATGTAGATCGTATTGTAGATAACGGAGAGCCAGGATTTATTTGGTTAGATGTTGCTCGTAACTATGGACGTTTGGCAGACCAACCAGATGGTGCAGACTACCGTGTAGTAGGCTTTAATCCGTGTGCAGAACAGCCACTGGAGTCCTATGAGCTCTGTACCCTAGTTGAGGTACACCTAAACCGTCATGAGTCCAAGGAGGACTTCCTACGGACTCTGAAGTTTGCCTATCTATATGGTAAGACTGTTACTTTGTTGCCAACACACTGGCAGCAGACTAATGGAATCATGCAGCGTAATCGTCGTATTGGAACATCCCTGACAGGCATTGCATCTTTTGCTGATGAGAATGGTCTTCCAACTGTTCGTAACTGGATGGATGAAGGATACAACAAGATTCGTTTCTATGACAAGAAGTATTCTGAATGGCTATGTGTTCGTGAATCAATTCGTGTAACTACCGTAAAACCATCTGGGTCAGTATCACTTCTATCAGGTGCAACACCTGGAGTTCACTGGGGTCCAGGCGGTGCTTTCTACCTACGTGCTATTCGTTTTGGAAACACAGACCCAATGTTACACCTTTTTAAAGCTGCAGGGTATAAGTGTGAAGACGACCTAGTATCAGCAAATACTACAGTTGTATACTTCCCAATTAAGTCTGGACAAAAGCGTAGCGAGAAGCAGGTATCTTTGTTTGAGAAGATGTCTCTTGCTGCAACTGCTCAAGAGTATTGGTCAGACAATGGTGTATCAGTAACTCTATCCTTTGACAAGGAAACAGAAAAGCAGCACGTAGCATCTGTTCTTAATATGTACGAGGGTAAGCTAAAGGCTGTATCATTCTTGCCAATGGGTAACACTGTATACCCACAGCAACCATACACAGAGATTACAGAAGATGAGTATGACTACTACATTGGTCGTATTGCTAAGATTGACTTCTCTGCAATTTACGACGGTGTAGATAATCTAGAAGCACTTGGAGAATCATACTGTACAACAGACTACTGTGAAATTAAAATTCCAGACAAGAGAGCAAGGTAATGAAACAACTATTACACTTTACAGCAACATGGTGTCAGCCGTGTAAACAAATGGAACCACTGATTGCAAAACTTGTTTCAGAAAATTTAGATATAAACTATGACAAGATTGACGTGAGTGATGAGTTTGATCCAGCAGTTGAGTATGGTGTTAAAGGTGTTCCAACTTTTATTGCAATAATTAACGGTAAAGAAGTTTCTAGACACACTGGAACTGCAACAGAAGAAAAGTTGTTGAGTCTTTTTAATTAAATAAAATGGTATAATAGTCTTGTTAGAGATAACCCCACTAACAAGGAGACCCCACAATTAAAAAATTTTTATATTCAGCAATAGTCTTAGCTATATTTTCTTTATCATTACTTTGGCCAACTACTGCTAAAGCATCTACAACTGCAGTGTGCGACACCTATCAAGTCAATGGTGGTGATCAAGCATTCTTGATGAATTTAAATACCCCACTAGAATTTGGTGGCACTGTATATAATGGTAACGTTTACATAAGTCCAAAAGGAACTATAACTTTTGGTCAGGGTGATTATACTTTTTGGGATTATCCAGCAACACCATCCATATCAATTGGCTCATGGGACTATCACGCTTTTGCAAATGACGCAAGCTCTCAGTGGGATCCAGGATGGGGTATTGGCAAAGATTTATACGTTAAGTATGGATCAACAGCAACTTCTATTTGCGTTGACTGGAAAGTAATGGTTTGGGGTCAGTCTTCTGGAGACCCAGTCTATATTAGAATGTTAGCACAGGTAGATCCAGTAAACTATACTTGGACTCCAACCTATCAGGTAAGCTCTAATGCACCAGGAGGAGCTAGATATGGTGTTCGTTATACTCAGGGTGGTCAGGTATTTCCTTTAGAGATTCAGACAATAACTGAGCCACCAACACCAGAACCTACGATAGAGCCTACCCCAGAACCCACTCCAGAAGAGCCCACGCCTAGTCCTACGCCTACACCAGAGCCTTCCCCAGAAGAACCTACCCCAAGCCCCTCACCAACTCCAGAGCCGTCTCCAGAGCCCACGCCTGAGCCTAGTCCAACTCCCTCTCCAGTCGAACCTGTTGAACCTGTCGTGCCACCAACCAACCCAGTAGACCCAACACCAGAACCTTCCCTGGAGCCTGAGCCAGTAGTCCCGCCAGAAATACAGCCAGAGGAACCAGAGCAAGCAGTAACGCCAATTGAAGAACCTGAAGAATCTGTAGAACCTTCACCTGAACCAACTCCTTCTATTATAGAACCAGAAGAAGAGTCTATCACATCTGCGGAAGAATTACCAGTAGATATTTCTTCAGAAGAACTTCTGAACATAGACCTAGATCAAATTGAAGCAACGGATCTTTCTGAGGCTCAGGTAGAAGCACTTGTTGAAGCAGCATTAGAAGTATTTGAAACAGCAGAGCCAGGTTCTGAAGAATATGAACAAGCTCTTGACGCCTTATTCCTAGCAGCTGAAGCAGATGATATTGTCTTAGATGAGGCTCTAGCAGCCATCCCACTTCTTGGAGACGTTCTTGGTGGAGCAACAGAACTTGTTAACTTTCTTGGAAATGCGGGGGCAGACATGAGTCCAGAAGTTAGAGAAGACTCAGAAAAAGTAGTAGTTACAGCAATTGTTGCAGTGCAAGCAGCATTATCAGCAATTTCTATAAGCGGTATAGCAACAACAGTAAACATAAGGAACGGAGCATAAATGAAATTTTTAATAGCATTAGCTAAGGACGTCATAGAGCAGGCATGGACATTGCTTGGTATGGTAGTTGCTTGGCTTGTCCTGGAGGGATCCGCCAAGGAGCTCACAGGAAACCTCATACTAATTACCCTATTAGTATGGATAGTAACATTTCCTATTTTTCGTTATGAAAAAGAGGATGATTAGTAGATGGGAAACCCAAAAATGAAAAAACAAGCAGTAACAGGTGGTCTTGATACCATTGTAAATATCTTTTGGAGAATTCTAGCAGTATTTGCAGCATCAGGCCTA